CCTCCGAATTTTAACCACCCAGTTCAAGCTATCAAAATGACTAGCATGAACTACACCCCCCTTTCTTACGAAGAGCAGCGTGGATACTCCATCTATCCTGAGCAACTGCAACAATGGGCGGACATGACGAGCGATAAGACCACTCCCACGAGCTGGCCCGTTTGGAAGTTCGTTCCACGATGCGTTGACCCGAAGATGGTACGCGCCGCTTTTCAGAACTTCGCACAGTTCAAGACTGGATCCGACGACGATAACAACGACGGAGGATCTATGTTCGAGGATGTGAACCACGTTTACCAAGGTTACTTTGGTGAATACGAGTTTACATACCCTTACCTTGAATTTGAACAACTCCAAGATCTCTGGGTTCACATCATGTGGACCTCGGTCATCGTGTGTATCTTCCTGGGACCACCCGCCTTCAAATACTCCATCGCGCTATCTAAGCGTTGGTTTAACCACTTGAAGGAAGTGTTGGCTCCTACTCAGTACATACCTGACGATTTGGACGCAGGGCCTGTACCAGTTGGTCAGACCTCTGTTGTCCAATTGCCTGATGGGACGTTGCGGACGTTGGTGCTCGTTGACGGCAAAGCTGTCGCCACGATGCCCCTCGCTCGCTTCACCCCTCTAGAAGGATTTCCAAACCGCCCCGGAGCGACGATTGACATTGTCCCCGAGATGGCAGTTCACGGAGCGGCCCAACACATTACGGCCCCCGTGAAGGAAACCAAGACAGGCGTGATCTACGAAAATGCTCGCGGTCAAAAGGTAGGATGTGGCTTCGTCATCCAGTGGGACCAAAGATTCATCTTGGTTACCGCTGAACACGTTCACGAACAAGCGGAACAGGTACGCGGCGCTAACGCGCGAACGGCCTTCTCTGTTAAACGTTTTCGTCTTGACGACCCCAAAGCCTTCCCTCCCGAAAACCACATCACCTCTCATGACGTTCGTTTCACTACGATTTCCAGGGACTTGATGGCCGAGATGTCCGTGTCGAAAAGGAAAGACCCCTCCACAGTTTACGCAGGAAGTGCTAATGTTTTTCTTTTGCGTGGGAAAGGAGTTGACGCTCCGACTACCATCCTCAATAGATTTCACAAAAGCCCTTCCGGCCCTATGCAATTCACGCATTCGTCTATCACCATGGGCGGCGACTCAGGGTCTCCGATCGTTAACGCGAGCCGGAGACCGATTGCCGTCCACACCAGTTCAAGCGAAGACAACAACATCAACATTGCTGTTCCGCTGGTCCCCCTCTTACGAGTACTCTTCCCCCTGGAAGTCAACGTCGTGGAGGAGTCCAATACTGACAACCTCACACGTCTATACTCTAGGTATAGTGGGGGAGACTTTCGCGACGCCTTTCTTACCACCAAGAAGGACCGCCGCAAGGTTCGCTGGATCCACACGGCCGGCCACCCCTCCATTGCCATGGGCAGTGGAGGAGAGTATGCCGCCTACACGGAAGACGACCTCAATGACCCGACGTTTTGGGGCAATAGGTCGGATAGTGACGACGACATGGAAGACATTGCGGGGTACCTCGACGAACACGTCCGAGGTTTGCGTTTCGAGAGCACGACGCCGCCGAAGAAGACACCCGAACGACCGCCCGTCCCCCCACCCCCTAGCCCGTCTGTCGAGAACCTCCCCCTCAGGGAGGATTTCTGCCAAGGACTTCGCCCTCCGCGAGTCTTTGTGACGGCCAAGACGGAGGGACCCCCGACGCGACTGACACCACAGTCCATTGGGGAGCAGCAGAGGAGTTCTACGGTCTACCATCCGTCGGCACAATCGACTGGAAATCGCCGTCCAGACCCTCCAAGAAGTTTAGTGAGATTCCAATCGGGATCCTCGAAGCCTTTCCCGAGATCAACGGCCACAAGTTTCCCCCGTCTAACTCGTCCTCGATCGCAAAAGCGTTGGGAATTGCTGTTGGAGGAGCGACAGCCGAGCGTCCCCTTGATGCCGGACCCTCAGAAGGCGAACACCACATCGGTGACTGGCAGCCCCCCCCCTGCTTCCTTGCCCCTACCCTCGAAGGTTTCAAAATCCTCGCGGCGCAGGCAGCGCAAGAAGTTAACGGAAAGAGCAGCCCTGGCTACCCCCTCAAAAGGATCACAGCCACCAACGCCCAAGCACTAGAAAATTTCTCGGAAGAGATCTTTGACAGAGTTGCGCGGCGACTGATGTTGATGTGCGAGTATGACTCGCGCACACTTGATGCAATTGAGCTTGTGCGGAATGGATATCGAGACTTAGTGTCTCCATTCACGAAGCATGAGCCTCACCCCCCCCGGAAGGCCGATCTGGAGGCGTGGAGAATCGTTCAGTGTGTCAGCCTAGTTGATCAGTTGGTCGAGAGAGTTATCTACTCTCGTCCAGTCCTTGCCATCAAGAGGTTGTATCCTACCTCCGACGCTGTCGTCGGCATAGGCTTTACCGACCAAGACACCAAAATCTTCCACGCACAAGTCCGCAGTGACTTGGGACCGAACCTGAAAGCGACTGACATCGCTGGATGGGACCGCTCCCTAGGAGCTGGCTGGGTTACTGAAGCCGGCGAGTCGATCATCCGATCCTCCCGTATTCCTTGTGCCCCCTGGGAGAATGCGGTGCGCAACCATGTATATGGGTTGACGCGTCCCGCTTTCGTAGTCCCGAACGGCGGCATCCACCGAGTTCTCACAAGAAACTCCCCTGGTGGAATGCTGTCTGGGTCCTTCATGACCACCACCTTGAACACTCTGGCCAGGCTAGACGTTGCTCGAGTCGCTGGAGCTGTTAGAGCAAAAGCTGCTGGAGACGACTGCCTTGAGTTGTTTACAGATGGGTACGACTACATTGCGGCGTACGCCGAACTCGGTTTTACCATTCGTGAGAGTCTCACGGTCGCTGAAACCTTCGATTTCTGTTCACATGTCTATAGAGACGCGAGCCCTGACCGGGCCCCTCTGGTGACGTGGATGAAACTGACGTTGAGGTACTTTCTGCAATCAAAGATTAGCATAGAACAGTATTGTGCCGCTCTCTTTGAGCTGAGACACAACCCTGAACTTGAAAATCTGAGGCCTTACTTCAAAGCCCGCTATGAACTCCACAATCCCACTTCGGGGACGGAAGTGGAACAAAAGTTCGAAAATAGCAAACAAAATGGCCAACAACAAGAACAAGAGCAAGAAGTCCAGCCGTTCCTCGCG